CTATGTCACATTGGCAGAAGCTAATACATATTTTGAAACCGTACCAGATTCAAGCACCTGGACTAATAAAACAGATGACCAAAAGAACAGAGCACTAATAGCAGCTACAAGATGGATTGACAGCTTTATATTCTATGGAGATAGATGCGATCAAGGTCAGGCACTAAAATTCCCTAGAAACAACTATCAAGTAGACGATGTAGAACTATCTTGTACAACAATTCCAAATAATATTAAGTATGCACAGTATGAACTAGCCAGGGCTTTAGCAAATGAAACAGATGCTATGACAGGTAATACAGGTACAGACGGAAATATTGAGGAAGTAAAACTAGGAGATATTCAAGTTAAGTACAATACAACTAGCCAAGGCACTGGAACTGTAAACAATATTATGGATAAATACCCTTGGCTGCAAAGTTATCTTGGGGCATATATGCTAGGTGGAGCAGGAGCTTTTCAAATGAGAGTGGTTAGAGGATAATGGCAGGACAGTTGGATGCAGCATTTAAAAAGATTGCAAAGCAAGTGGTGTCTCAACTAGGAATTGCATTAGACACTTCTATCGTTTATACACGAAAAGGCGTATCTAGCTATAACGCTGAAAAAGGAGAGTACTTAACTGTTGATACAAACTATACAATTAAAGTACCTATCGAGTTTGTACAATCTACTGAAGAATCTGGGTTTCAGGAGAATGTTGCGAGACTCTACATTACTCCAGACTTGATAGGTGATAGTCAGCCACTACTACAAGATGAAATAACTCTTACATTTTCTGGATCGACAAGAGGAGCTAAAATAACAGAAATTCGCACATTAAAAGGTGGACAGGAATACTTGTTCCGCGTTGATGTAATTTTCTAATGACTTTAGTAAACGCAAGAGCAGCATTTGAAACAGCTATATTAAACGCTGTCCAAGACGCAGATCCTACTGTTACTGTAGTATTTGATAACACACCTTTCACGACTCCAGGTAAGAACAAAAAATATGTAATGGTAAATATAAACTTTAACCAAGCAACTACCCAACCTCAAGGTGCAGCCCAGACATATTATTCAGGGGTTATACGCTGTGGCATAATGACACCACCTAATAAGGGAAGTGCAGTAGCTTCTGCAATAGCTGAACTTGTAATAACAGGATTAACCTCAGTAAACGCATCTACTTACACCGATACTTTTTCTGTATCCCCTAGAGTCGGTCAAATAGAAGGACCAACGGCTATAACTACAGATAGAGATACACACTTTTTAAGTGTTATAAACTGCGACTTTTCTGCAAATGGCTAAAGATATAAAGCAGTTACCAAAGGATTTTAGAAAACTTGTAACAGAAGCAAGAGCCGAAGCTGCACAGGAAATACAACAATCACTAATGAATCGAAGCCCTTTTTGGACAGGAACTTTCGCCGAATCATGGATAGTAAGTTCAACAGAAGTACAGGCCACAAAACCAAGACAGGGAGAGTTTATTCCAGAAGATGATGCTCTACCCAGACTACCTAGTGACATATTTAGAGCTACAAGCCAGCAAGGAGCAAAAGTATATCAAGATCTAACAAGTCCTGTATTTATAGGTAATGAAACAGATTATGCAGCTTTTGTGATTAACAAAGCAAGACTAAAAGGTACGAGAATAAAGTATGAGTCTTTGTTTAAAGAAGGAGCTAGAACAACACCCCGACCCAATGTTCCTAACTGGTACGATGTCTATACGCAAAGTAAGGAAATATTTAAAGATATAGATAAAGGGTTCTTAGCTTTAAATAGAGGTTTCACCACTAAGACAACCAAGCCAGCAGGAACATACTAAGCTATACTACAGGAATAGATACAATTTTTTATGTCAACAACCAGAGCAATCGACAAACTAAGACAGGCTTTTAGTGTCGAAGAACGCAGTAGTTACTCCATTTTTAAGGGTGAGGAGTTGATCTTAAAAGTATTTTGGTCGCCTTTGACTATAGCTGATAGAGATACAATAAACAGTACACTAATAGCTATGAATAAGGGTAAAGAAGAAGGTAATCTTGACTTTGCTCTTCAAGTAATTGTTACAAAAGCTGAAGATGAATCAGGTGTAAAGATGTTCTCACCAGCAGATTTACCAGCACTTAGAAGAGAGATTCCAATGTCAGTCTTGCTAGACATAATGACTAAGATGCAAGGAGTGGGCGAGGAGGAAAGCCCCGATGCCGTAAAAAGCTGAATTAGAAAAAGATGCGTTTACATATTTACAATTTTTTATTGCCGAAAAATTAGGTTATACGCACAGGGAGATAAGAGAAAAAATGTCCGTACAGGAGCTATACGCTTGGAGTGCTTACTTTAATATAAAAAATGAAAGAGAAGAGGAAGCATACGAAAGAGCTAAGAGACAAGCCCAGACTCGCAAAGTACGCTAATATAGAATTATTTAGTATAAATAGTCGTGGCTGCTAATTACAAAGTAAATATAGAGTTAGATACTAAAAAATTAGATCAGCAACTTAGACGACTAAAGAATCAAGTAGAAGAAGTAGGTAAGGTAAAGAGAGGAGCAGGAGGTGGTGGAGGTAAAAGAAGAATATTATCTACTGAAGCTGACGATCAGTTTTATAAAAATTTAGGAATAAAGACTAGACAGTTTGCAAAAAGTATAAATCCTATACTAAATAAAGCAGATAAAATAGCTGCAAAAGGAGGTATGCTTGCTCTTCCCGATAGCAAGATGCTGAACGCACAAGTAAAGGGAATAAAAAGATTAGAAACATCAGCAGACATAGCAGCTAAACACGCAGAAAGAAAAGCTAAAGCAGAAGAAAGATCAGCTAAGTTTGCAACAGAATCAATGAAGGCAAACCAAGCATCTGCTAAAGCTGGAGTTGCTCATGCAAGAAAGCTAGAAAGAATGAGAGGCGATACAGGTTTTACAGCAGCACAATACGGACCACAGTTCGATAGTATGTCGCTTCCCACTCAGTCTGCACTTAACTTTGATAGAAGGACAGGTAAGTTATTACGAGGACCAGCAGGATCCAGCCCAAACACATTTAGAAATTTAGGCAGAAGATTTGATACGCAGAGTGCTCTAATCAGTGGAGCTTTTCCTTTACTATTTGGTCAAGGTCCAGGTGTAGCAGCAGCAGGAGCTTTAGGCGGTGGTATCGGTGGAATGTTTGGACAAATGGGTGGATTCGCAGGTGGTATTGCAGCAACAGCAGCAGTTCAAGCCATACAGTCTGCTGTAAAGGCTATAGGAGATTTAGGAAAAGCCCTTGGTCCGTTTACTAAAAATAGTCAAGCTGCTATAGAAGCATTAGGTTTACAGGGATCAGCACAAGAAGCTCGGATAAAACTAATTGAAAAAGCACAGGGAAAAAATGCAGCCTTTAATGCAACTATGAAACTTATGGCTAACAGAGTAGGAGATGAGGGGGTTGAGTCATTAACTAAATTTGGCGAAACTACAAGATTACTAAATAACCAGTTTGCTACTGGTGTAGCCAAAGTACAGGCATTTACAGCATCAATATTAAATTTTTTAGTAAAAATAATGGGCTATGAAGATAGTCTTAGACAGGCTGACATAAATCAAACTCTTTCCGACGCAAGAGCATTAGACGACCAACGTGCGTTAGATCTACAAGCAGAAAGAGATGATATTATGAAAGATGCTTATGAGTATAAAGGGCATGGAGGCAGTAGAAAAGTTTTAAAACGCAGTGCAGCAGAAGCGATAAAAGAATTAGAAGCCAGAGAAGCAATATTAGCAACAATTATAAATACAGAAATAGAAGCAGCTACGCTAACAGAAAAATTTGACGAAGCAGCTAGAAAAGTAGGTGAAGAAAGGGAAATGACAGAACGAATAATTGAACTTAGACGAGAAGGTTTAAATCCTGAGATTGCAAAAACAATAGCAGAATTAGAAAAACAAGCACAAACAGGAAAAGATGCTTTACAAGCTGAGATAGATAAGTTATTAGAAAAACAAAAAGAAGTAGGTGAACTTGATCCGTTAGATCAAGCAAGACTAACAACTTTAGAAAAACAAAGAGATGAACAAGACAACATAATAGATGGGATTAGGGAAACCGAAGAAGCTACACATGATCTAAATAAAGCGGCAGAAGAAACATTAGATGCTTTTGAAAAAATGAATACAACTATTCAAAATGATATAAAAGACGGAATAAAAGGACTTATAAAAGGAACTTCAACTTTAGGAGACTTGCTAAACAATGTAGCAGATAGGTTTTTAGATCTTGCTCTTAATCAGGCACTATTTGGTAACGCAGGAGGGCGAACTGTAACAGGAGGACTATTTAAGTTTTTTGGATTTGCGGATGGAGGTAGACCGCCAGTAGGTAGACCTTCTGTGGTAGGAGAGAAAGGCCCCGAATTATTTGTTCCTGATAGATCGGGCACTATTATACCCAACAATGCACTTGGTGGTTCGACAAATATAGTTGTAAATGTAGATGCTTCTGGATCGTCTGTTGAAGGTGACGAACAACAGAGTAGAGAACTTGGTCGTGTTATATCAGTTGCTATACAATCAGAATTGATTAAACAAAAACGACCAGGGGGTATGCTCGCATAATGGCTACATTTCCTTCAATTAGTCCAACATACGGACAGCAAAAAAGATCTGCACCAAAAACTAGAACAGTTCGCTTCGCTGATGGTTATGAGCATCGCATATTATTTGGCCTCGCACAGCATCAAAATCCAAAAATATTTAATTTTACTTTTGACGTATCAGAAACAGAGGCGGATACTATAGAGACATTTTTAGATGCAAGAGCAAATGATAGTGCCAGCTTTGATTTTACTCCACCAGGAGAAGCTAGTTCCTCTAAATTTGTATGCCAAGCATGGTCTAAATCAATCCCATATTTAAACAGAGCGACAATACAGGTAACATTTAGGGAGGTATTTGAACCATGAGCACTGATCCTGTATTTAGTGAAATTCAAAAAGTAAACCCTTCTGCAATTATTGAACTTTTTACATTACAGCTAGACAACTCTTTACATGGTGCGACAACAATTTATAGATTTCACTCTGGAAGTAATTTAAATGCTAATGGTGAAATAGTATGGGCTGGTAATTCTTATCTTAGATTTCCTATAGAAGCTACAGGTTTTGCATACCAAAAAGGTCAGATTCCTAGACCAAAACTTGTTATCAGTAATGCACTTGGAACTATATCAGCTATTTTATTACTTGTTAATCAAACAACGGCTGGTAATGATTTAACAGGTGCTACCTTTACTAGAATAAGAACAATGGCAAAATTTCTAGATGCTGCAAATTTTAGTGGAGGAAGTAATCCATTAGGTACACCAGATCCTACAGCAGAATTTAAACGTCAAGTATATACGGTAGATAGAAAAGCAACAGAAAACAGAGAAATAGTAGAGTTTGAACTAGCAGGAGCTATTGATATGGCTGGAGTTAGAGCACCCAAACGTCAATGTACCCGTGCTTTATTTCCTAGTATTGGCACGTTTAATCAATGAGTTGGAAATATAAAGCACTACTTCATGCTCAACGTGAAGATCCTCGAGAATCTTGTGGGCTTTTATTAAATGTCAAAGGTAAAGAACGATACTATCCATGTCGTAATCTTTCAATCACAGATAATCAATGTTTTATCATCGACCCAGAAGATTATGTAAAAGCAGATAATATAGGTGAAATTGTCGCTGTTGTTCATAGCCACCCGATAACACCACCAAATCCTAGTCAGGCAGATAAAATTAGTTGTGAACAAAGTAAATTACCTTGGTACATTGTTAACCCTAAAACTGAACAGTGGGGTGAATACATTCCAAATGGTTACGTTCCGGATATTCTAGGAAGGCAGTGGGTATGGGGTGTTACCGATTGTTGGAGTTTAGTTGTTGATTGGTATAAAAAAGAAAAGGGAATCATTTTGAAGGATTATGCAAGAAATATGACACCACAAGAG